CGACAGGAATGTTAGGAACTTATATAAAAAAATATTTGTGTAATTATAAAATTATTTGTATTACTAGAAAGGAGTTTGATATAGTAAATGATAATTGGAATAAATTAATTCAAATATTTGACTTTTATAAAATTAATGAAGAAGATTATATTATTAATTGTGCAGGCGCAATTCATCAAAAAACAAATAAAAATGATTTCAAAAAATACATAAAATTAAATACATTATTTCCGCAAAAATTGTCTGAATTAACTATAAATTATTCTGCAAAATTAATACATATTACAACCGATTGTGTATATGACGGTATTAGAGGTAAGTATATTGAAGATGATATTCATAATAATAATGAAATATATGGAGTTACAAAATCATTAGGAGAACCAGAAAATTGTTGTATTATTAGAACATCAATCATAGGACATGAATTAAATGAAAAGAAAAATTTACTAGAATGGGTTCTATCTAAAAAAAATGACATTATATATGGTTATACTAATCATATTTGGAATGGAGTAACTTGTTTAATGTTATCAAAAATTATTAAAGAAATAATTGAAAAAGATATTTATTGGATTGGAGTTAGACATATATTTTCTCCAAACATAATTACCAAATATCAATTATGCAATATGATAAATAAAATTTATAATTTAAATATAAATATTATAAAAAAAGAAAGTGATGTTTTTGTAAATAGAACATTACAAAGTAAATATAATATTCCGTTTAAAATTCCTGATTTAAATTTACAAATTATTACTCAAAAAAATTTTAATTTAAATGTTTAAAAAATTATAAGTTTTTTATTAATAATATCATTTATTTGTCTATTGCTAAATTCTTTAAAATATTTTTTTGTAAATAATAAATGTCTTAATGTTTTTAAAATGTTAGATATATTTACTTTAATATTTGGACAAATATACGCTTTATAATTTGTTTTTAATAAAAAATTTTCGAATAATTTGTTATTTTTTGTATATAATAATAATTTTATTAAAATATCGTTATTGTTATAATTTATATTATCATTAAAAATATTATTAATATCTTCATTAAATATCGAAGGTAAATATACTTGGTTTTCTATTACATTAGATTGAGAAGAACCTATATATGAAATATATTCAAATTCTTTTCTCCTGTTAATATATTCAGTTAATTCAAATTTATATAGTTTATATTTATATTTAACATTTAATAATACATCTATTATATAACTAAATAATGTTTCTGTTCCTACTGCTTCAGATTTGTTATTAGCCACTATCTTATCAAAATTTTTTCGAGTGAATTTTTCTAAGATATTTTTACTAATTAAACAACTACATCCTTGACACACATCCCAAATTTGTTTTTTTAATTCTATATTATACTCGTTTAATTTTTTTTCAGCCCATTCTATCGCAGGAGAAAATTTATATACAGGAGCAATCCAAAAAGGCACATAATCTTCATTAAATATATAATTTGGTAATTTTTTTAATATAAAAGAACGATTATGTAAAAAAATATATTTATCGTAATTATTAAATGTATTATATGCTAACCAAAATCCTCCCAATTCATAATTATTTTCTTTATTATTTAAATAAACTACATTATTAGTATCTTTAATTATGTCTTTTAAATTTTTATCTGTAAATTTAAAATTAATATTATTATTTACTATACAAATATTACAATTTGGATATATTTTTTTACATTGAGGTATAGTTGTTTTTAGATAAAAATGGTTATAACTTATAAATATAAATAATATATTATTCATATTTAAATATTATTATATAAAATATATTTAAATACTATTATCGGTTATTATATATAATGTCTAGTCGTTCTGATCAAGTAAATTTTGATATTCCAATTTTTAAAGTTAGTATGTCAGAAAATGTGGGAAAAGAAATTGAAAAAGTTTTATTATCTGGAAAAATATCACAATATAATAAAGTAGACGAATTTGAAAAAATTCTTTCTGAATATATAGGTAATGATAAAATTTTAACAGTTAATAGTGGAACGAATGCATTACATCTAGCATATCATTTATTACAAAAACCTATTAAAGAATTAAATTTTCCGGGATTGGAGAATGGAGATGAGGTATTAACAACAGCATTAACATGCGTTGCAACAAATTGGCCTATTTTGGCCAATAGACTGAAAATAAAATGGGTAGATATAGATCCTTTAACTTTAAATATGAATATTGAAGATTTAAAAAATAAAATAACTAATAAAACAAAAATAATATGCATAGTTCATTGGGGAGGAACTCCAATAGATTTAAATAAATTAAAAGAAATACAAGATTATGCAGAAGAAAAATTCAATTTTCGTCCAATTATTATTGAAGACGGGGCTCATGCATTTGGCGCTGAATATGATGGAAAGAAATTAGGCAATCATGGAAATATAGTCATGCATAGTTTTCAAGCGATAAAACATTTAACAACTGTGGACGGTGGATTATTAATATTACCTGAAAAAACATTATATGAAAGAGGTAAATTATTAAGATGGTTTGGTATTTCAAGAGAAAGAAAAAATAAACAAAAAGATTTTAGAGTAGAAGATAATATATCAGAATTTGGATTTAAATTTCATATGAATGATGTTAATGCAACAGTTGGTATTTGTAATTTTCCTATTGTTGTTGAAAATTTAAAAAAACATAGAAAATATGCAGAATACTATAATAAGAATTTAAAGGATATATCGTGTGTAACTTTATTGGAAATAGATGAAAAAATTAATTCTTCATATTGGATTTATTCTTTAAAAATAGAAGAAAGAGATAAATTTATTACTTATATGAGATTAAAAGGTGTTTGTGTAAGTCAAATACACGGTAGAAATGATATTCATAGTTGTGTTAAAGAATTTAATACAAATCTGCCTATATTAAATGATATTGAAAAAAAAATAGTATGTTTACCAGTTGGATGGTGGTTAACACTAGAAAATGTAAAATATATTGTAAATTGCATTAAAGAATGGGATCAAAAACGAAAATTTTTTTTATATAGATATATTTAATTTTTAAATATTTAATAATAAATATTTAAAAATTATTAATATAATATTATAAATGAATACAATAAGTATATTAACTAATTCAAACTTAAACTTTATACGTATATATCTTGAAAATAATTTTAAAAAATATTCATTAATTAATTATAATTTAAATGTTTTACAATATGGACAATTATATCAAACTTTACTTAATAAAGAAGATAATATTTATAAATCTAGATATTGTTTTTTTTTGCTAACTATTGAGGATATATTTAATGAAGAGATTTGTTTGAAATTTAATAATGATTATATTTCTATAATAGATAATTTTTATAAATTAATTAAATCATTTTGCAAATTATCGAAAGGAAATCTTTATTTTTTCAAAATAAAAAAAACATATTATACCCCATTTGATGATACAAAATATGATATTTCTCAATCTATTGATTATATTAATAAAGTTGTAAAAAAAATAGATAATCTACATTTTATTAATAATTTTTATAATCAAGAGAAATATGATTTAAATCTTTATTTGGAAAGTAGATGTTATTTTTCATTAGAATATTTAAATTATATTTCTAATAAAATCACTGGTATTATTATAAAAGATAATGGAAAAACTATAAAATGTATAATAGTTGATTTAGATAATACAATATGGGGAGGTGTGTTAGTTGATGACGGCATTAATGGTATTAAAATAAGTAATGATTATCCAGATAATAAATGGCAATACTTTCAAAAAATATTAAAAGGATATAGCGAAAAAGGTGTAATGTTATGTATTTGTAGTAAAAATAACAGTGAACTAGTTTTAAATGCTTTAAAAGATAAAAGAAATATATTAAACAAAAGCGATTTTCTTATTATAAAAGCTAATTGGGAACGCAAGTCTAAAAATATATATGAAATATCTAAACAACTTAATATAAACGAAGAACATATTTTATTTATAGATGATAATCCTATCGAAAGAGAAGAAGTAAAACAAAATTTACCGAAATGTAATATTCTAGATATAGAAAAAATATGTCCACTTCATTATTCGCAAAAAATGCATAATTCTCCATTACTTTATAATTTTAATATCATAGATAGCGATCTTAAAAAAAAACAAAAATATGAAATAAAAATGAAATTTGATCAAGATAAAAAAAGTTTTGATAACATTGAAAAATTTTATATGAGTTTAAATACTAATATTACTTTTAATTTTATTGATAAAAATTCATTCGATAGATCCTTTCAACTTACATCAAAAACAAACCAATTTAATTTAAATAAATATATATTTAATCAAGAAGAATTTAAAGAGTATCTTAATAAAAATATAGGTATTATATTAGAATATAATGATAAATTTACTACTCATGATAAAGTAGGATTAATATTATTACAAAAAAATGATAAAAATATAATTATTGATAATATTATATTATCTTGTAGAGTATTTAATAGAGATTTTGAAAAATGTATTTTTATAATGATAGAAAAAATAGCAAAACTACATAAATCTAATATTATTGGAAAAATAAAAAAAACTAATAGAAATACTAATTTTCATGATATATATAAAAAATTTGGATTTATTTATGATGAAATAAATAATTTTTTTATTAAAAATGAAATACAATGTAATAAATATCCCGATTGGATTAAATGTAATGATGAAAAAATAGTTAATATTAATAATAAAAATTATTTAAACATGGAAATAAATGATGAAAAACTCTTTGATACGAATATACATAAAAATGATAATATTATTGATAATTCTCATAATATTCAGAAAATCGAAGAATTTATAATAGACAGTTTAATGGTAGAAAATAAAAATATTAAAAAATTTTCAGATATAGAAGGGTTTTCTTCTTTAAATATGGTTTTTATATTAAATAAGGTAAATAGTAAATATAACATAAATTTAATTATTGATGATTTTTATGATAAAAATAATAATATCGTATCTATTAATAAAATTAGTATAATAATACATACCAAAAAACTTGATATAAATAATATTACAAATAAAAATTTATCTAAAAATATTTCTGAATATGGATTATCTATATCTACCAATAAATATGATTTAAAAAAAACTAATGAAATTATTGAAAAATATTGGGGTATTAATATTCCATATTTGGATAAAAATATAGTAAACCAAAATTTAAAAGGATATAGAGATTTCGATAAACGATATAATTTCGTAATATTAAAAAAATATTCAGATAATATACATTTAAATCATATAGGTATTGTATGTCAATCTATTGAAAATACTATTTCATATTTTAAAAAATTAGGATTTATACAAAAAACAGAAATTATTTATGATAAATTACAAGAAACTAAATTAGTGCTTATTGGTACAAATAATAAAAAAATATCATTAGATCGTTTTAATGATTTAAATGAGACTTATATTGAATTAGTCGAACCTTTGAAACAAAATAAAAAACTTTTAAAAATATTAGATAAAAGCGAAACATTATATCATATGTGTTTAGAAGTAGATTCTATAGAAGATTTTATACATAAAAATAAAAATGATGTTGTTATAATGTCAAAACCTAAAAAAGCATTACTTTTTAATAATCGCCGAGTGTGTTTTCTTTATTTTAAAAAAAATAAAAATTTAATTGAAATATTAGAAAAATATAAACAGCC